TAGCAAGAACACCGGCTGAGGCGATCCGGTTTCTGTTGTGTAACTTCCCTGAGCTGCGTTCAATCATGAACGCTGGCCACTACACCGTTGCGGTGGGTAGGCACACTTTGGAGTTAGGAGAGTCGCCGCAGCAGTTGACCTATCCGCTGATGGCTGACGACGACATCAGGATTATTCCTGTTGTAACGGGTGCGAACATCTTCAGGAATCTGGCTTTTATTGCTCTTGGTGCTGTGTTGATCGGAGCTGCGATTGCTAGTGGTGGCGTATCGCTTGGTCTTACCGGATTCAAAAGCAGCGCAGTTGTAGGCGTTAGCTCTACGTCCGCTTTGCAGGCGGGAGCTATCGCAGCTGCAGCAGGCAACATTGGCATCGGATTAGCCCTAACGGGCGTTGCGGGCTTGTTATCGCCAACCATTGCAGCGCCTGACATCGACAACGATCCTCGCAACAACAACAGCTTTTCCGGTGTGCAAAACACCAGCAGGGAAGGCATCCCGGTCCCTGTTGCCTACGGAGAGGTGATCGTCGGTAGTGTTGTCATATCGGCAGGTCTCAACGTAGAGGGCAACTGACATGGGCATTAAGACAAAGCTGAACTCAAGCCAAGTTGCCAGGCTTGTTGACCTGTTAAGTGAAGGCGAGATTGAAGGTTTCCCGTCTGCAAGCGGGCTAACTCCAGGAACAACTGCTTATTATCTGGCCTCGCTCAAAGATACTTTTTTCAACAACACTCCCGTTTTAGATTCGACAGCGACAGTAACAAGTAGCAGCACAAAAGACGATGCAGCGATTGTTGAAAAGCTGAACTTTGACATGCGTGACGCGCGGTTTGAAAGCCGCCTAGGGAAGCAAGACCAACTGCCCCTTGAAAACATTGATGACTTAAATCAAAGCACTGTTGTTGTAAACGCTGAGGTTCTTAAAAACGGCGACATTGGCACAAATACTGGCAGTGGCGGATTTTTTGATTATTTAGACGGCAGCCCCGCAACCCCCGTCACAAGGCAAATCACCGACACAGATGTAACCAGTGTCCGCTTGACGATTGGTTCGCCTGCGATGACAGTCTCAAAAGACGACGGCAGGCTGAGAGGCGTCAGGATCGACTATTCAATCGAGATTCAATATCAAGGCGGCGGCTATAACCGTGTTGATTTTGGTGATTATGACGAGAAAAACGTTTACCTAGGAAATGGGCGTTTCTCGCATATTGGTTTTTCTCCTGATCTTTACCAGCGCAAGCATCTTATCAATCTTGATGCGGCTAAGATTCAGGCCGGAACAGCGTTCCCAGTTGACATTCGCGTTACAAGCCTAGGCAAAGAATTCAACTCAGATACGCTTGCCCAGAATGATGATTTGATTTGGTACGACATCACCCTGAAGGTAGGTGAGAAAACGCGCTATCCAAACAGCGCCGTAGTTGGTCTGCTGTTTAATGCTGAGCAGTTCCCAAGCCTTCCGCAGCGCAGTTACAAAATACGAGGCATCAAGGTTCGTATCCCGCACAATGCAACAGTGCAAAGCGATGGCCGGTTGTACTATGACCCAAGCGTTGCATTTAATGGCACACTAAAAACCACGCGGGAGTGGACAAACGACCCTGCGTTCATACTTTACGACCTTCTTACAAACACAAGGTATGGGTTAGGCTCGCAGGTTTTAACGCCAGAGGAGCGAGCAAAAGACGCTGCGGGGACATTTACTGGGGCTTCTGATGTTGCCGAAAATTTAGATATTTATAGCTTTCAAAAAGCGTCCGCTTATTGCTCTGAACTTGTTCAAGGTGAGCCACGCTTTAGCTGCAATGTGCTCCTGCAAACTCAGCAGGAAGCTTTCAAGCTGATCGAGGAAATGTGCTCTGTATTCAGAGCCATGCCCTTTTGGGAGCTTGGCGGTATCACCGTCGCGCAGGACGCTCCTGACGTGTTTGCTTACACGTTCAACCAATCCAACGTCACGCAGGCTGGCTTTAGCTATTCAGGGGCAAGCCTAAAAAATCGACCGACATGTGTATCCGTCAAATACTTCGACAACAACCTGAGAGACTTCGCATATGAACTGGTTGAGCTAGCCCAAACGTCCTTTAAGCCTGTCAGAAAGTACGGTTACAACAAGAAAAACATCACAGCCTTTGCTTGCACAAGCAGGGCGCAGGCTCGTCGTCTTGGCCTTTGGTTTCTCTACTCAGCGCATAACGAGACTGAGGTCTGCAGCTTTGAGACTGACATCGCGGCTGGCATCACTGTTAGGCCGGGTGACTTGATAAAAGTTGGTGACCCGGTGCGAGCTGGCCAGACTGTGGCTGGCCGTGTCACTTCAGGCTCTACAACGACATCGGTCAAGTTAGACCGCACCAGCTCTGACATGTTTGGCACGCAGGTGCCTAGTACGTTCACGCTAAATGTGATTACTGAAGGCCGTAATTCTGACGGATCTGCCAAGATCGACCCGAGAACGGATGCTTTGATTTATGAGGTAGAGGCGATTGCTGAATGTACGATTTCTGGCAACACAGTCTCGATGCCATCCGGCACGACATTAAACAGCGCACCAGTTGCCGGTTCTGCTTTCTCTATTGGTTATGACGGCCTGAGCTTGAGCCTTTGGCGTGTGCTGAGTGTTGTAGAGAATGAGGCTACCTATGCAATCACTGCACTAGCGCATGAAAGGGATAAGTATTCAGTTATTGATGCTGATCATACGTTTACACCTCGGGACGTTACCCAGCTTGCCGAAAAGCCAGACCCCATAACCAACCTGCGACTGCAGGAGATTTCTTTTGAAGAAGGCGACAAGGTGCTGCAGCGTGTGGCGATCACTTGGCAGGAGTCGCCACGAGCCAGTCAATACGAAGTCGTCGTCAGGCTTGACAGTGACAACGAAGAAACGCACTTCGTTACCACGACGGGCTTTGACGTTATGGATAGCCAAAAGGGCGTCTACAACGTCAGCGTTACTGCGATCGGTTATGGCCTAGACCCTGAGCAATCAGGCAAGAGGCGTTCTTCTCCGGTCGCCGCAAGTATCAGGGCAGAAGGCAGAACAGCAATCCCAAGCAACATTGCAAGCTTAAATATCACGCCGATTGACCAGCACAACGCTGAACTGCATTGGCCGGAAGCTGCTGATTTGGATGTTCGTAACGGTGGAACGGTAGAGATCCGGCACAACCCGCGCACGACTGGCGACATCAAATGGGCGCAGTCAGAAAAAATCGTGCCTGCTGTCAACGGCAGCACGACACGCAAGATCGTGCCATTGCTGGATGGCCACTATCTGGTCAGGGCAAAAAGCTCCAACGGTAAATATGCACCGTTGACAGGCATCCCAACGGTTCTAGTTGAGCAGCCAGAGCCGCAGGATTTAGAGGTCGTCCAGACCTATACCGAGAGCCCGAACTTTACTGGCACGTTTTCGCAGGCGTTCAACAGCGTCACGGAAGGCGGCATCACGCTTGAGGCTGACGGACAGATTGATGACATCACCGATTTTGACAGCGTGACCAACATCGACTTCTTTGGCGATGTGGTGTCAACTGGAAGCTACATCTTTGCCAACACGCTTGACCTTGGTGCGACGTATGACGTGGAGCTGCTAGCCAACCTGAAGATCAACACGATCAACCCTGACGACTTCTGGGATTCGCGCTCGGCCAACATCGACACTTGGAACGACATTGACGCTGACGACCTGTCAGAGACCAATGCTGAGCTGTATTCAAGATCTACCAACGATGATCCGAGCGGCTCCCCTACTTATGGCACCTGGGAGCCGTTTGCTAACTCGACTAAGCGTGGGCGGGGCTTCCAGTTCAAGGTTGAGATGGAGACTGACAACGACTCGCAAGACGTTGTGGTGCAGACCCTTGGCGTGTCGGTCAAGCTGCAACGCCGCACAGAGCAGCAACGCAACATCAGCAGCGGCACAAGTTCAAGCGGCAAGGCCGTAACGTTTCCGTCTGCCTTCTACAGCACCCCGAGTATCACCATTACAGCCACCAACATGGCTACAGGTGATTACTTCGAGTTGAGCAGCGTTAGCAGAACAGGATTCACCATCAAGTTTCTTGCTGCTGATGGGACTACAGTGCTTAATAGGACATTCGACTACCAGGCCGTAGGCCACGGCAAGGAGATCACCTAATGGCTCAGGCAACTGATTATTCACTCGCTAACCAAAGCGGCAGTGCATTTCGTACTGAGCTAAACTCAATTCTTGGTGCGATCCAAACGCTTAACAGCGGATCAACAGCGCCAAGCAACTTGGTTGCCCACATGGTGTTTCTCGACACCAGCACCACACCGGCAACGCTAAAGATTCGCAATGCCGCAAATGACGGGTTTATCACCCTTGGAACGGCATCGACCAACTTCGGACTGGTTAGTGCCTCTGGTGCGACCTTTACGGGTGACATCACGCTGAACGCGCAGTCTGATGTGCGTTTTGCTGATTCAGATAGCAGCAACTATGTGGCGCTCCAAGCCCCTGCCACTGTTTCAAGCAACGTCACCTTCACACTGCCTGCTGCTGATGGAACGGCAAACCAGGCGCTGAAAACTGACGCAAGCGGCAATCTTGGCTTTGCGTCTTTTCTGCTTGCTACCGAAACCACGAATGGTCAGGTGGTCACGGGTGGTGTGCGTGGAGCGATTACAACGCTGACCGACGCGGCAACCATCGCGATTGATATGGATGACAACAACAACTTCAAAGTAGTCATCGCCGGAGACAGGACCTTAGGCAACCCCACAAATGTTGTAGAAGGCCAGACAGGTTTTATTGAGGTTCACCAAGACAGCACCGGGGGCAGAACACTGGCGTATGCGGCGAACTACCGCTTTGTTGGTGGAACGCCACCGACGGTAAACAGTACGGCAAGTGCTGTTTCAGTCTTGGGATATGCAGTCATGGCTG